CACGTCTTCACTAACCAAGCATCAACCACTGAGATATATGGCTTTACCTTTGCCTCGTCTTCAGCTAAACGATTTCCTCAACGATATTGAGAGAGAGCAAGCTGCTGAGATTGCGAGGAATTGGCAAAATAGAGACTGGTGGATTCATCTGATTGAGGCTATTAGCCCTGCAGAGTTCGCCACCAACCTCAAGCCTTGGGGACTTGCGTTTACATACAATGGATCCCCTATCCCAGCGGACTGGTACGTACGCTACCAGGATGCTTGGCGCAGTCGTCACGGTGTTCCAGCTGACATCCATGACAGTTGGGACTGTTATAATCGGCTACCTGCTGGCTGCAGCACTCGTGTTGCTGGCGGATACGCCGATGATGCCAGCTTTCCTTTTGGAGGGCTGGCAGTCTTTTCTGGCGTCATACACGCTGGGAGCTTCGGTGTGCTGGCAGGCGTGGACCTCCCTGACTGGGAGGGTCTTCTTACTTTGCACACAACCAACCAGTGTCTTTTCTCTCAGTTCTTTTATGAACTTCATTTGGGACAGGACCGCGTACCAGTCACTGGCTTCCGCCATACCACTCCTGTTGCTAAAGCTTTACACCTTCGCGTGGAGCTTGACCAGGATCATTTGGGGGACGCTGGACTGGTCACGATCTGCCTGGCTTTACCTACAGAGCGGGTTGCTTCCGGCTTCTCGCTCGGCGCCTTTGGTGCGTGGTGTAACTCAAATGGCAGGGATACTGCTTGGACTGCTGTGCCTTCCTGGCGTCTCTCTGATGGAACCGTTCATTCGGTACAAGAGGCGCTGGGTCGCGTCACCACTGTCCAGTCTGCGTCAGACCTCGGAAACGGGGATCTCGACCATACGGTCGGTGGTCAGTCATGGGGTGACCGTTGGAACAGCTACACGAACTGGAGTTATTCCAGAAATGGCTTTACCTACTTCATTCTTGGCTTCGAGAGTAATGAGGCCCCCCGGCGTGGTGGAGCTGTGGGCCGGTGGTAAACAGATTGGTCTCGCTACAAGGATCATTGATGCCAGGAACCCTGGTCAAACCAAACTCAAGACGTGTCTGCATGTCCTGCGCCTACTGCGCAACAATGATAGTCCAGCTGTAGTAGTTGGGGACAAGTTTATCGCGCTTGATATGGCCACGCCCGTTGAGGACGAGTTTAAGAAGGGTGACCAAGTCACCTGGAAGATTCCTGAGTCCCATTGGGCTGTGCTGGGAGTTAAGGCTTTGCCTTTGGCAAGTAAGATCTTGCTTGACCGACCGTGCAAAGTGTACACTCCACCGCAAAACGGTGGCCCATGGCTAGAGGCCCGCGCGCCATTGCGCTGCATCGGCCCTTTCCAGCTCACCTATGAGGCGTCTACGCTTCCTGGGTCTTCTGGTGGTCCCATCATTCAAGATGGGGCTGTCGTGGGTACTCATCGCGGAGCTCTGGTCGGCGGAAAGAAAGATGTTAACATCGGAACTTCCGTTGAGTGGATGCTCCCCTCCTTTCAGCGCAACGCGATAGCCCTCACGAAGAACAACGAGGTAGTCCTGGTGGAAAGCTCAGAGAACGGCCATGCAAATAGGACGTACAACTGGGCAGAAAATCCACACCAGGGTGAACACGAGGCTCGTGAGGACGACCGAATTGAAATGCTAGCTGGCGAGTGGCGCATGCGCCTAGACCGCAGTGGCATGAATATCGGAGCTACCATTGAACTGGAACGTGAGGTATTCGCTAACCGTCCCTCAATTGGTCGTTGGGCCGATGTTGAGGAGGACGAGGAGTGGGATACAGCGACAAAGTACCGCGGCAGAGTCATGGATGAGGCGTTCCCAATGGCCACAAGCCAGGGGGAAGACCTACCGGGGAGTCAGCAGGCTTCCTCGGTGAACAAAGACCTGCACTCCTGCATCTGGAAACCGGTGCAGGTTCGCACGGTGTCGACGAACACCTCCCGCGACGTGAAGGCGGCGGCAACGGAAACGGACCGCCAGCCAAAGAGGAACGCGCAGACCGAAATGGTGCGCACGACAACTCACACGGCGACGGAGATGCCGCAGGTGAAAGCCAAGGAGAGAGACACGCAGACTCCGGTGAAGCCAGCGATGGCGGAGGCCAACGTGGGTCCAGACCGGCCATATTTGAGCCCATCGGACGCTACAAAACCCCCTTCATCCCTGGCAAGCAAACCAGAGAGTCAGTCTTCGCAACCCGAGCCAGAGAAACTATCCCTGAACTTGGAAAATGGGGGTGGCCCGCAAGGGACGCCGCCGCAGAAGAGCGATCCTTCCTCCTCCAGAGCGGCAAGTACGTCGTCGGAGCGAAACCGTCGAAAGAAGAGCAAGAGTGGCTCCTCAGGAGAAGTCTCGCCGCTTACCCAAATTGCCCAGCCCCCGGCTGGCTCGCAGACGTGGAAAGCGGCGGACCTCTCACCCGCAGAGCATGCTATTCTGCGATCTTTGCGCTCAGATCCGAGTCTAGTCCTGGTTTCCCCTGGGCGACTTACGGGCGCACCAACGACAAATTCAGGGAAAGTGCTGGCGACAGCGCAATAGCTGAGCTCGTCTTGGCCAGGCTTCGAGCTCTGCTCAGTCTGGAAGATTCGTGGGCAGAGACTGCTGAAAGCTTGGTTGCAAGCAACGCGTGCGATCCAGTGCGCGTGTTTGTGAAGAATGAACCTCACTCGCAAGAGAAGGTCCAAGCTGGACGGTTGAGGCTGATTAGTTCAGTTAGCGCCATCGATCAAATCGTTGAGCGCATGCTGTTTGGAAGCCAAAACCGGGGTGAGATTGCAACCTGGGACTCCAACCCCTCCATGCCTGGCATGGGATTGCACGACGAGGGCTTAGAGGCTATAAAACGCCTAGTCCGTGAGCGCAGTGAGCCTTTGGCTGAAGCTGACGTTCAGGGCTTTGACTGGTCTGTGCAGGGGTGGGAGTTTGAGCTCGAGGCCTTGGTCCGCACCAAATTAGCCGGGTGTGCCCCCACAAGTGTGTTTGGAAGACTCGTGGCGGCGCGCATTGCGTGCCTGTCACTGAGTGTGATGGTGATGTCAGATGGCACTGCGTACGCTCAACGCTTGCGTGGAGTCATGAAGTCTGGCAGTTACCTCACGTCAGCTACCAACTCACGTATTCGGTGGTGGCTTGCCCTATTGGTAGGTGCGGCCTGGGCGATTACCATGGGAGATGATTGTGTTGAGAGCTTCGTGGAGAACGCACCTGACTTGTACTTGCAGCTTGGCCACCGCCTCAAGGCCTACAGAGCCTGTGATGGTGGCTTTGAGTTTTGCAGTACCTGGTTTCCCGATAATGGGCAGCCAGAGCCTAAGAACTGGGTCAAAATGTTGTACCGTCTGCTGTGCTCCGTTCCTCGGAACGATGATGAAGAGATGGTGCTGCGGTGCGCTTACGTTCACGAGCTTCGCAATTCACCCCATGCTGCTCACTTTTGGCGAGTAGTGTCTGAGGTAGGTTGGGGTGCCTCAAAGGTCATTCGTAATGCCGCCCAAAGCGCGTAAAGCGCAAAAGAAGAAGAAAGGTTACGGCAAAACCGGTGGAAAAGTCGGCCCTCCTACCCAGGCGCAAGCCCAGAGGAAGAGGGGTCGCAAATCTGGCGGCAAACGTAACGCAATGGGGGCCCTTGATGGGCCCGCACTTCAGTATGCTAAGCTATTGCTGGACCCTTGCCACACTGCCCTCACTCACCCTGTTTACAGCGGGAGTGATGCTGGGTATTTGGTTAAGATCGTGTCCTACAATCAGTTCCCGAATCCAGTTGGTGCTGGCGGCACTGCGTCTGCCGGCGTCGTACAATGGGTTCCCGGGGCAATTTCAACAACTGGTGCCGGATGGATTTACGGCGAAGCTGTCGGAGGAACAAGCGTCTCGCTTGCTCCGGCGGTCGCTAACACGTCAACCGGCTGGACTTCCGTCTCCAATGACCCAGGAAACGTCTTCCTAAAGGCTAACGCGTCCGCATACAGGACAGTGGCAGCCTGCATGGAGATAGAATACCTGGGCACAGAGCAGAACCGCGGTGGTCTTTTCCACTTCGGGACTGTGGACGGCTCATACATTGACTTGACGGACACTGGTGCTACAGTGGCCGGCATTATCGCTGGTGTGAGCCGGACTATGCGGATGCCCGACAGTAAGAAGCTTCAGATCAACTGGCTTCCAACTGTAGCAGACCAGCAGATGAGGGATCCCAATGGGGCCCTGGATACAACGGGCATACAGAAGGACCCCCGTGGCGCTGTGCTCATTGCTTGGCAAGGCATGACGTCGACAACGCCATTTATGGTGAAGTCCACGGCTGTCTTTGAATGGCAACCCAAGAAGGCCCAAGGCCTGGTGCAGTCTCAGACCGAGGCTAACCCGTCTACCAATACGTTGGATGACGTCTTAAGGTATGTGGGCAGAGCAGCAGCCGGTGCGGCGCTCCTGTATGGGCAGAACAGGTTGATGGGTCAGATGGCTCGTCTCCAGATGTAAATCCCACCATACTTTCTTCTATGCATTAAGCCCCATATTGGGCCGTCCCCTTTGGACGTAAAACAATAACAAGTCACAGGTCAACTATTGGTAGTTGGCCTGTGCAGGTGTGACAAGACTCTGTTAAATGTGCAACCCCTGGTGGGAAGCGATCGCCAGAGCACCGAAGTACTATGAAATGCACGCGGCAAATAACGTAGTAGGAAAGCTGTGTAAATCCGGGCAGTGCCCTGGAGAATTAGTTCGCTAGTTCTGCAGGGATTCCGGCGTCAGGTTATAAGACGTACCCAC